ACAGGTGATGATGGCAAAGTTGAACTTGTTACAACTGATTTGACAGAATTAGATGCAAGCACAGCTAACGAATTAGCTGATAGGGTTATGCAAACTCCTGAACGGACCGGATACACTGGTTACTTATTAGGTGACGGTATTGCCCCAAATGGAGAAATTTTTGGTCATGGAGTTATTTTTCCTGAGGGCAGTGTCAATGGTGATTATTTTTTGAGGACAGATATGATTCCAAATCGATTATTTAGATACGACGGTCGTAGATGGATAAAAATTGAAGATGCAGTTAGAATGACTATGACCCAAACAAATGATAGAAGCACTCAAAAAGGCACATTTATTAATAATACAAATACAACGACTGTAGCTGGCGAAACGATACCTGAGCGCCAGAGTGTAAGCAAAGCTTTAAAGGCTAAAACTGATAATCTTTAATAGGATCATATATGCAACATTTTTATGACGGACAAATAAGAAGGTATATAACTCAAATAGTCCGTATGTTGAGTAACTTTAGTTACAAAGACTTAGAAGGAAACATAAAAATAATACCAGTTGTTTACGGAGATTTGGCAAGGCAAGTAGGTTCTATCTTAAAAGATAATTCAGAATTAAAGTTAGTTGGTGCGCCAAAAATGAGTGTTTATATCACAGGTTTAGAATTAGATAGAAGTAGATTATCAGATAGTAGTTTTATTAGCAAAGTTAATATCCGCGAGAGAGCATTTGACGAAAATAACAATGAATATCTAAATTTCCAAGGAAAAAATTATACAGTTGAGAGGCTTATGCCTACACCTTATAATTTAACTGTAAATGCAGATATATGGTCAACAAACACTGATCAAAAACTACAGATACTCGAACAAATTTTAATGCTTTTTAATCCAAGTTTAGAAATTCAGACTACAGATAATTTTGTTGATTGGACAAGTTTAAGCGTTGTAAATTTAGAACAAGTAACATTCAGCAGTAGATCAATAGGAACAAGCACAGAAACGGAAATAGATATTGCTACTTTAGGATTTAGTACACCGATTTATATTTCCCCACCTGCAAAAGTAAAAAAGTTAGGGATTATCCATACTGTTATTACAAGTATTTTTAACGAATCCTATGGTAATGTAGATCTTAATCAAACGATGCCAGAACTGCTAGCCTATGCCGACGGTAGGTACAAGTCAGATTCAATGCATAAGACTGTAGTAAATGAAGACGGAACAACTGAAGAAATTTATGATCATTTGCCTGCATCGAAACCTGATACAGATTCTGTTATAGCTACTACTTTTGGCAATTATGATTTGTTTGTTTTAAATAATACTGCAAAATTAATTGATAAAAATCAAATAGGATCTGTATCATGGGAAGAGTACTTTAAAGCATATCCAGAAATCTTTACTCCAGGCATATCTGAATTACGTTTATACAGGAATGATCTCAATACGGATATTGTAGGTAGTGTAACGATAAATCCATTAGACGGATTTAGTTTGTCTATCAATTGGGATTTAGATACTTTACCAAGTGATACAATACTCAATGGTCCGTTAGGAGATAAAACAAAAATTGACTACATAATAGATCCTACAAAAACTAATCCTACAAATTTAAAATTTCCTGGTTTACGAATACTTTTATTAGATGAAAATATAGGTAATATAGATAATTTAGACGGTCCTGACGCTTGGAAAAACAACAACGGAACTGATTTTGTTGCTGGCGCTAACGACATAATAGAATGGGACGGAAGTGCTTGGCACGTTGTATTCGATGCAAATGAACATACTGGTGATATAATATACACAACAAATTTAAATACAAATATCCAATATAAATTCTTAGAAAAAGAATGGGTATTGTCATTTGAAGGTGAATACCCATTTGGCACGTGGCGTATAGCATTTTAAGCTAACTATACATATGCGTGAAATAATATGTAGTGGTGCTTTGATATTTGCGAAATCAACAAATAAATTTCTTTTCTTACATCGTGCAAAAGGTAAAAATAACAATTTATGGGGTTTAGTTGGTGGAACTAACGAAGATAACGAAACACCTTGGTCTGGTTTGCAAAGAGAAATAGTTGAAGAAATAGGAAATATTGAAATAGTAAAAAGTATACCTTTAGAAATATTTGTTAGTAATGATGACCATTTCTTATTTCATACGTACCTGTGCATTGTAAATGATGAATTTATACCCAAATTAAATGACGAACATGACGGATATGCATGGGTTTCCTTTTGTAAATGGCCTAAACCATTACATCCAGGACTTCGTAATACACTTAGGACAAAAATTAATCAGGCAAAATTAGAAACTGTTATAAAATTAATAACTCATTTAGACAATAGATAAATGGAAAACACAGAATTACATTGGGCAAACAATGAAAATTATTCAGCAAAAATCTTAATTTTTGAAAATGCAGGATTTAAAACGCAAACTATGTTACATAGTAAAACGTCAAAAACATGGTTTGTAAATTCTGGAAATTTTATTTTAAAGATTATAGATACAAAAACAGGAACTCAAGAAGTTCACGAAATTGGTGATGGAAAAACTATACATTTTCATCCTCTAAGTCCGCATAGTTTAGAAGTTATCATACCAGGAACAATTACCGAAGTATCAACTAGTGATCCAAAAACTGATCTATATATAATAGGTTAGGCTTGCGCTTCGCCCCAACGTAAAATTATACTAGAATTAATTGCTGTTCCTGATACCTTTGTAACATTTATAGCTAAAATGTCAGGACCATTTGGATAAGTTCCCCTACCTCCCAATGGTGTATTTGTCAGTTCTTTTAATTCTCCTAAATCTAATGAACTACTATTTCCTGGATTTGTGATAAAAGAAAAGACGGTTTCACCGGGTTCAGCAAATGATGATGCACCTAATTCAAAAATTACATTTTGACTAGCTGTTAAATTACCTACAGAAGTTTGATTAAATGTAATTTCATAAAATTCTACACTTCCGAGAGTAAGTAATTTAACATTTGATATTGCTGTTCCTGCAGGCCAATTCGTGTCAGTTGCAGAAACCTTTGTACCTATTGTAACGTTAGAACTATCAAAATCAACTTTCGTAAACAATAACCTATTCGTGAATCCTGTGTAATTCCTATAAACAAATCTGTATGTAGTACCACCGTTCTGATTACCTTGGGCAAGATTGTTACCTAAACTTGATTGATAGTAAATTTCAGCTCCAAAAGTACCATTGTCATTAACTGACGTTACAGTAAATATTTCGCTAGGATCTGTGAATCTATCAGGATTTTGTGAATAAATTACAGACCCAACTGCTATTGGATTTGCTTGAACTTGACCACTATTTAGATACAACGGGTTATAATTTCCTCTATACAAACCGTTGTAGATAAAACCAGTGTCTATGTCCGATGCTAGGGTTGAAATTGTTACCGTTGAAGCAGTTGTATTCCCCCAATCTATACCTCCTGCAGGTGCAACCTGAGCAAAACTAGGTTGTCCGCCTAAAGCTTGACTACTTAAAGCTGACCAAGCAACATCATTAGGATTAGTTGGATAATTGTTTGGATTTAAGATACCTTCAACAATTAAAGCACCCGAACCTGTATCTGATGTTACTTCTATAGATTTCAACAGCATTTGTGCTCTGTTTAATAATTCCCGTTCGCCTAAATCTCCTATGATTGCATTTGATACACTAGGTGCAAGTCTGATTAAAAAAGCAGTTTTAGGAGTTGTGCTAATTGATAATCCTGTTGCTGCATAGGAGAAAATATAACCTCTATCTTCGTCAAAACCACCATCAGTAAGGAAAGCACTACCCCAATGGCTTATCAAAGGTGTAATAGTTTGAGATATTAAAATTACACCTTCTCCTGCTGTATGAGTAGCTGCTGCTCCTGCACTAAATGATCTAAGAGCGCCTGCTTGAAATACCGAATAACTTGCTGGCCTAAGAAGTCCTGTTAATTTATTGTTGTCTTTATCATTTCCAGTAAATTCTATAACTTCATTTTGAATATAAATATATCCTGAGTTTGGAAAAAATGATGAATCATATAATGTTAGCTCTGTAGCAGTATCTGTCAAATCTTCTTTTAATCTGCCCGGAGGACCTTCGTTTGTAACTTCATACCTTACGGGCAAGTTGCCAGATCTCATAAAAGCTTCTGTGTTAATATTTGAATTACGCATCCTGTGAGCAAAAACAAAATTTCCATCTGACCCACGTAACATGAAATCAATAAATCCAGCGCCATACCAACTATATTGAATTCCTATCATCTGCATAGTTGCAACATCTATTTCGTAACCAGATGGACCTGTTCCATCTAATTTGTCCATATTAAATTCGGACTGTTTAACTTTCTTATCGACAATCAATGCAACCTTTGCACCTGTTATAGATGATACACCTCTAAAATCTGGTGCAATGTAACATACAGTTTGAGAATCGACTCCTGTAACTAGATGAGTCATTCCTTTTATGATAATCCTGTCACCATTTTTTATTTGATCTAAAAATCTAGTATTGATACCTGTAACTAAATTTGTGTCTGGATTTAAAGAAATTGTTCCTGCTATTTGTTTTGTTCCAGTGCGTTGTACAACCGAAATTTGTGTTCCATCGTTTTCCCAAAAAATTCCATTTTGATCATCAAATATTCCAGCACGGACTGTTGCTCCATGCCAAGATACAACACTCATTTGAGCACCAAATCCTAGGACAGCGTCTAGGGCTCCTAAACGTCTTTGAGCTCTTACAGTAAAGGTTTTTTCGTCTATGACACTTGTAACGGTGTAATCAAAATTTGGTGGCACAGCAGTGTAAGGCCCACTGTTATATCCTGGTGTTTCTATACCTAATAATCTAATTACACCTCCTTCTTGAACACCGTGATCATTATTATCTGTTGTAATTGTTATTATACTTCCAACCTCATTGCCAGTAGAAACAACTGACGCTAAATCATAACTTGGTGCAAATAAAGCACCGGTTGTGTACATAATTCCTTTACCAGATTGATAACGTATATATTTTTTACTTTGTCTTATAGCTTGTGCCCCGTGTTGCGGTCCTCCAGTTCCTAATTGAACACCACCGTCATAGGGCCTATGTACAAAAAATGAATCAGGTCTTGGGTAAACAGAAGCTACTATTGGATCTTGTGCTTCATCTTCTGTAATAGTTTCATCTAATCTGTAAAGATCAGATGTATTACCCCATTCATTAGTAAATGAATTTTGTAAAGTTCCTCTTTCATAAAAATATGCTGTACCTGTATACACCCATTTTGGTGGTACAAATGATAAAATTTCCGCATATTCTGCTGCATTTTCTATATCATTTACGTCAACTAGAGTTGTTGAGTTTTTCCTAATCTTAATGTAATTTGCATTTGCACCTTGCACTAATTTAACTCCTGATTCCCACCAAGTTGGATCTTGACTATCGAATAATATAGTTGTAGTCTGGACTGCTTGAATATCTTCATCTATAAATCCGACTGCTCTTGCTGTATAAGTTAGTTGGTTAAGTGCAGGTATATTAGTTGCAAAGAAAGATCCTGCAGCTAAATTGTGATTATTAAACCCATCATCAGATGTTACTCCTACAATAAAAGTATTGCCTGGTACCAATCCATGCGGATTATCAAATGTAATCTGTAAAGTAGCAATTGCAGTAAAATCTACAGTTTCGGCAGATAGCAATGGTTGTGTAGTAGGTTCCGAAATTGTAATTGTTGATATAAAATCTACCGTATCGCCAGTTGCCGTAGAACTATATTCTAAAGAAATTGTACCACTCGAATCATCTTGTATAGCTCCATTTAACTCTTCATTTATAATTATTGTTAAACTATTAGTTTGATCGCCACCTAATAAATTACCAGCAATTAATAACCTATCACCTACAGCATAATTTTGTCCACCTGATGATACAGTAGCAGTGTAAGTTCCACTAGATCTAGTTACTTCAAATGTGGCACCGTTACCGTTTGGTGTAATATTTGTACCACCTACATTGTTTACAGGAGAAACACCTGTGCTTGCAATACCTGTATTAACTACGACACTCACTAGCCTATTCATGTCATCTACTGCAGTAACATCTAGTAATAGATCATTAGTAGGTGTAGCTCCTAACAGTAAATTTCCTGGAATTGTGATAGTTTGTCCTACATAAAACAAAATACCCGGAGACACTATAGTAACACTTGAGTATGCACCCGCTGACAGGGTAATATCAGCTTGTGCTCCTATACTTGTAACAACGTTACTGGACGCTGCTGACACAAATCCATAATTGTAAGCAGTTCCAGACAATGTAGTAGCTGTAATTGCACCAGCGTCTACTTGTGTAATAGTAATGGTTAAATTATTTGTTGGATCACTGCCACCTAATTCAGATCCTAATATCTGTATTTGGTCGTTCTGAGCAAACCCTGTGGCATTTAGCTGATCTAAGAAATATTGTGTTCCGACCTGACTAATAACAATTGATGTAATTGTACCTGATCCTGTTATTGAGTATTGAGGATTGTTATAAACTGCTGTTTGATCCGGACCAGTACCGCTTTCAACCGTAAATGTTTCTATATTACCGATTCCTGTTACACTGTCAACACGGATTACAAGGGTGTTAGACGAACTTGTGCCTGTAATCTGCAAAGCAGTATAAGGAATAATTATTCTATCGTCTATATCAAAATCTTGGCTCAAATCAGGTGATACTAACGAAACAGTGTAAACATTATTCAGCCACTCAATATCCCACACTGCATTTGTTCCAGTTGCTCCTGTGCCTGGCAAATCAAAATTTGTTAAAGTTGCTTCTCCTGCAAATGCAGTTCCTGATGCTGTAATATTTGTAATTCCTCCTACACCGTCTACTGAATCTACAAAAATATTAATATCATTTATATTATCTTGACTACCAACTAAAAATCCAGCTATTTTAATCCTATTTCCCGGAAAGTAATCTTCACCTGCGGTATTAATTGTGACAGTGTAAGTAGTTCCCGTAGCTGTTATGTCGAAAGTAGCATTTGTTCCAACAGGTGCTAGTAGAGATCCAGTTAAGTTGCTGTAAACGCTGGTTTCTCCTATAAAAGTTCTTTCTACTTCACTTGTAAAAGTAACAGTATTTCCCACCACACTTTCAACAAATACTGCAGTTCCATTACCATTGTCAATTGCTAAATTATCAATAATACCAGTAACATCTACAAAATCTATTTGATTTGTAAATGTATTGTAATCATTAAATACTTGCGCTGTTAAGTAAAGTCCACCGCCGGTACTTGTAGTCTGCACAGCAGTTACTTGTGCGCCTGTTGTTATCTTTGCATTAGATGCAGGCGACCCAACGTCAGGAGCTGGACCATCGAATGGAATAATAGTACTACCTGGGTCAGTGTCTAATTCTACTGTAATTGTTGTGTTTGCGCCTTGAGATAAGACTGTGAATTCCGCTCCGCCAATGTCTGCTCCAGTATAAAATCTTCCCTTTCTAAGTTGAGAATAGGTATTGGTTAAATCTTCGCCCGCTGTAGAACCTACTTTTGCTTTTGCATAATATTCTAAAGTGGTGTTTGATGGTACATTTATAACTACAAATGATCCTTCTGCTCGTGCAACTCCAGTAACACCATCATTTAATGCCTTAATAGTAATCGGATCGCCTACATCTATACCATGCGCACCTACCGTAGTAACTGTAATTAAACTTTGTCCTACCCCATTTGTTCCTGAGCTTGCATCTGTTGTAATCGAACTCACTAAGATATCTGATCCAGGAATTTCATATATAGAAGGATATCCTCGTAAGGTAGATATTGCAGCCCATTTTGTAGGTTGGAGACCATATTCAAAATCTGCATCTAGCATAGACAAAGGTTCTGCAACCCTATTCCTTTCAATTGCGTCTGTACCAAAGTTGTATGGACGGGTTATAACAACACTTTTAGCATTTTCTAAGGTTTCTACAAAAATTTGTATATCGTCAGTTGCTGCCATGGTATTTGTAGAAAAACGTAATTTTAAAGTTGTAATTCCGTCTGTGGTTTGTAGATAGGTAGGAAAATCTGAATTATAATCTCTAAAACTATCTGTAATCTCTATTTCACCACCTTGAGCATTATTATTAAAAGAATATATAATTGTATTCGTTGTTGCGTTGTTGATTAGTAATATCTCTGATAAGTTGTACTTACCTTGAATTTGAATGTAACCTAAGGAATTACTACTTAGTTCTGGTATAAAATCTAGTCCGCCACGAATGACTTGGGTGGTAAT